TCCAGATACCTTTATCCGCCAGAACCTCTCGCTTCATCTGCATCTTCTGACTATATGCATTCATATAATCAGCAAGTTCTTGATATCCTGAATCAATGAATGGTTGGAAAACATCTTCACAGATCTTATCCATAAACTTAATCTTCTGTTCATCAGTTTTACCTTCACAGGTTTTCTCAACTAATGTTTCAAGAGTAAGGTAGATTGAGTCAGTATCAATCGCCACTACATAATCTTTACCCTCGGTCTTGAGAGTTTTATTCATAAAAGCATTTAGCTTATTTGCCATCCAACGGATAGATAACTGACCAGAAGTAGTAATACCCTCAGCCATACGAATATCGAAGTAGCGGAAATACTGATTACCCATAGCACCATAAGCTGAGTTCAAAGCAATCTTCATTGCCATCTGCAGGTTATTCAAACGAGAAATATCTTTGAGTAGATTTTTCTGAGATTTATCTTTCTCATATTCTTGTTGAATACGTAGCATTTGTTTCTTGAACTTACTTCGGTCAACATACATCTTTTCCATTAACTCTGGCATGAAACCTTTGAACTCTTTGGTATATGTCCAGCCATTGGCAGTCAAAGCAAGATCTCGTTGCTTAACATACGTAGTATCAATTTCTTGATTGAGTAGTTTATCAACAGTAACACTAATCTTCTCAGATGTCAAAGTCTCAGGACTAATATTATACTGCATAATCAAATGAGGGTAAAGAGAGTTCAAGTCAAACGATGCCATCCATTTATGAAGACCAATGATTGGATCTTTAACATAAGCACCCTCGAACTGAGCATCTTTACCCGAGTGTGTTTTCGCAGGAACAACGATACCCTTTTTACGCAGGTGATTATAGATAATTGTATCCCACATACGAACCTGCGAATAAACATCTTCGAAATTAATCTTAGCATTATACGCCATAGTTAAATGCAACTCAATTAGACGCATTTTATCTTCAAGTTTATCAACCAACTCTACGTCATGAATATTATAATCAACGAACTGTTGCCAGTGATGTGTATAGAAATCCTTGAAAGAATCTCCTGGATTTACTTTCTTCTTATCACCAAGTTCTTGTTCAGCGATATAATCAAGACGATATGATTCTTGTTTAGAATATGTATATTTCTTATACAGTTCTAAATAATCTAACTGAGCAATACCAACGATATCATAATGAATCTCTTCATTACCTTTAATAAAGGTTTTACGTTCATTGACATAACCCCATGGACTCATCTTATTAGATTCACCATCACCAAGTTCACGCTCAATTCTACGGATAAGATACGGCATATCAAAGAAGTCAGTATTCCAACCAGTAATAACATCTGGATAACTCTTAGTCCAAAACTCTAGGAATTGAGTGAGTAGATTATGTTCATTCTTACAATTTACATAGATTACATCTTCACGTGGATTAACATAAGACTTACTACCAAAAGTAATAATACGTTTTGTAGAAAGTTCTTTAACTGTGATTAAAAGAATTTCTTCGTTAGCAGATTTAATATCTGGAAAACCATTCTCAGTTGATGTTTCAATATCAATAGTGAATACTTTAATCTGTTCCATATCCCAATTAATATCATGGGAATAGTTATCGCTGATGTATTGATATGCGTAATTTGAATTACCATAAACATCAAATCCTTGAACACCATCATATCGTTTAATAAAGTCGCGAGTTTCTTTAATAGATCCAGGATTAACCTCATCAACGAATGTTCCCTCCAGTGTCTTCCACTTGGAGGGTTTCTTTGAATTAACATAAAGAGTAGGACTAAATTCTAACTTACGCTGATAGCGTTTACCATTCTCAACACCACGAATGAAGATTCGATCTCCAATAGGGTTTACTGAGGTATAAAATTCCATTAACTCTTTCCATATAACAACATCATAGCATCAAGAGCACAATCATGAACAGGATGATGTTTAATAACCTGCGCTCGCTCAAATAAGGGATGGTTCACATCACAATAACCATTAGTTCCACCGCTGAGTAAATCAACCGCAGTTCTAACGTCCCTCCACATATTATACCCAGTAATGGGTTGCATGTCAAGTTTTTTTGCCAGTGAATCAATTACCATTTGATCAAGAGAACCACGTGCCCACATAGTCTGGGAATTTGCATTAACAAACTTATTCATATAATTATGCAACTCTTTAATTGCATCTTCTGCATACATATCGGTTGAGTTTGCATCAAAAGATACACTACGAACATATTCATGCTGGTTTGCCCACCACTCAAGTGTTCCTGTATCTACTGTTCGACCAAGACGTTTCGCTTGATCTTTTGCATTTAACTTAACGAAACAAGCACTATCCAATAAATCTTGGTATGTTGGTCGTTTCTCTGGATCGAAATGAATTAATGCAGCGGAAAGGATAACTGCATTTGATTCAACTCCAAGTGTCTCAACATCAAATAAAAACATTACCAGTCTCTCTTGTAACCAATTTCGGTCACACAATTTTTAAATCTAAGTTCATCATCCCAAGATAATGCATATACGTTGTCTTGTTCAAACAAAGTATTAATTTCTTCTTTAGTTACCTCACGTGAAGAAGTAATAATTTCACCCAGATGGTGTTGTGAAAATTCTTTAGTATCTTCTATTGTCACAGTATCTTCTGCCCATTGCTCAGCAGTACACGGAAATTCTTTTTCATTATGGTCATCAGGCACTTCGATAATATAACGCTGACGAAATTGTGAGATCGCCTCAACTAAAACAAATTTACTCATCACTATTACCTTTCATTGCAAGTGCTTTATTTAAAGATTTCTGAGCAGTTCTCAGACCAAATTCCATCTCATATTTTTGCTGTCTCAATAACTCTATTTCACGATATCGTTTTTTGTTCTCATCATAAAGAGCCAGAATATCCTGTTCAAGTTTACCAAGATATTCTTCAACAATTACTTCAGTGACCCAAGTTTCATCAGCCAGTTGAATATAACCACGCTCTTTACGTAGTTCATCAGTCCATTGATTACCCAATGTCCATTCTGGAGCAGGGATATAAATAACTCCACTAATCTTATTACGAAGTGGAGCTAAATCTTTAGAAATACTTTCTCTACCGTAAAACATTATTCGTCTCCTTCATCAGATTCATATTCTTCAGTTTTGCCAGACATCTCAGCGTGGATATCACACAGAGTTACATGCCATCCATCAGTATATGTTTTACCTGGAGAACCACAAGATTCACAAGTACGATAACTCATACTTTCAGCAAAGGTAATATATTGATAGTGTTTATCCGTTGCAGCTTGAACATAGAATCGTAATCCACCAAACTTCTCTTTGACTTGAGAAGCAACTGGAACTTTCAATGCTTCTTCTTCCATCTTTGCTTTACGTTCATCAATCTTATCTTGGGTAATGATTTTACCCGATGGGGATCCATCAGCTTTAAATCCGTATGTTGGTTGATCAAGTTTATCTTTAATATATTCGTATTGACTTTTCGCAGCACGATAGTCAGAGGTAAGTAAACCACAGAGAGTATCAATGATATTATACCAACCATCACCGCATTCTAGTCCCCAACACATCGCTGTGTGACGCATATCTTCGTTACGATCTTTAAAGATCAAAGGGTATTTCTCACATAGTTGTGCATCTAATTCACGTTTCATAATTAACTCCAAGTCCTATGTTTTTCAGCCACGTGTTCACGACCATCATATTCTTCGATCTGCCATTCAACATCATCTGGGATATCTACAATATTAATTTCTGCTGCCCAGCCATTGGCGTCTTTTCCTAGTTCTTCAATCACAGCAATTAAATCTGGATCGTTGCGTTTATCATAATAGTCATAATCGCTTATATAATAAGTTTCATCATGAGCATGTCCCGCAATAAAATAAGAAGCGCCTACTAAAGCAGAGTCTCTTTCTACTTTATCAAAGGCAATACCTTTACGGTCCAGTAATTTCTCAAATGCTTCATTTGAAATACTAAACCCACCGAAACATCTATTGATTGCTACTTTCATAATTTAACTCCTACAATATTATATACAATTTTATCTTTGATCATTGCTGGAATAGATTTATATGGATACTCAAGATAGAATGGGCAACAATCTATTCCCCACTGCATATTCTTCATAAACTTTTTAACAACAGCCATGTCAGCTTTTGATTTTGGATCAAAAA